AAAACTTTTACTACTTCTATTGCACCGTTTTCTATCAAATCTCCATAAGTTATTTCTTGCACACTAACTGGTCTTGGTTCTGGCTCAGGTATAACTGCGTCATCTTCAAGATTCATTTGTTCCATTTGTTGAACCATTTTCATTTTTTCTTGAGCCATACGCATTTGGTCCATCTCTTCTAACTGTGCTACAAGTGATTGTGCTCTTTGTGGGTCAGTAATAATTCGCCCTTCTATTAAGAAAGCTGGCTTTTGAACATAATCCATATACTGTTCATCATTCAAAACATCTTCTTTATTAGAAAACTTTTCAAATACTCTAAACTCTGGTATATGCTTTTTAAAATATCTTTCATACCCTCTGACATAGTTAGTATTGTCAAGTGTGCCTACATCTTCTGGGAAATGTACCTTACCATCAAAGTCTCTGCCTGTTTCAGGAGCATTGTAATCTTGCTCACTATTTGCATCTTCAATATCCTTTTTATACATCGGATATAATTTCTTTGCTTGGTCTTTAGTAAATAGTCTTGATACAATAATATTTTCTGCATCATCAAAAAACTTGTGTTGACTATTAGGGTCAACATAAACATCTAATGGGTCTAAGTCGTGTATGCATACTTCACCTTTACCCATGTCCATCATAGGGTCTTGATATACTTGCATAAAACCTAATCCCATAACATAGTAATCATCTACTACTTTTCTTATAACACTTCTTCCATCTGATAAATCATACATATAAGAGAGTAAAGCACTCATAACATTTGCTACTTTTTTATCTGAATCTTCTCTAGGTGCTACTCTAAATGATGGTCTGTTTGCAGTAATCATTGCTTTTGCTGTTTCTACTGCTGGATGTATACGATTTACAACAATAGGAGCTTGTCCTCTCTTTTTGAGAACATCTGCCTGTTGTGTTGTCCATTGTTTTCCTAAACGAAACTCTCTATCTTCTTTTGCTTCTACTGCCCAAGTATCTCTTTTTTTAGAGTATCTTGTATAAATATCTATGGTTTCGTTTACGAAATCTCTTTCACTGTGGGCTGGCTTAGTATTGTTGTCTTCGTATGGCATAAATTTTAAGGGTAATATACGGTTACATTGTCATCCAATCCAACAGTTTTTTTTGAATTGTCTTTTTATATGAGCTTTCGTCATACTCTTTTACTCTGCAAGGCTTGACTCCATCTAGTGCAGTCCACACTGCATCCATAACGTCATCATGCTTGCCTCTAGGGTATGACATAAATTCTTGTTGTGCTTCTAAATCTTGTGACCTAAAGTAAAATTGTTTCTTTGCAAACATAGGAACTAGTGATAAAAGTCTTTCACTTTTAGAGTTTCTAGGCTTTACTCCTTTCTCAAGTCCTGGTATATATAATTCTTCTTCTCTCATCAAATCTCTTACAGATACTCTTAATGCTTCTTGATAACCTACTGTCTCTATTCTCATTCTTCTTGGTCTATACTTTTTAAATGTATCCACAATAATATTTGGTTGTTCTGCTGGAGATATTCTATTTCGATAAATATCTATAAGATACTTATTGTTATTACTATCAACTGCAATAGTTGCTACTGCAAAGAAGTCAGCTCTAGAAGAAAGAGAGCTAGCAGGGTCAACACCACAATAGATGTCAACTGGTATAATCTTTTTTTCATCTGCTATTTCTCTTACTAAACAGTTTTGCCCATTTATTCTTTCATAGTCATAATGATGTAGTTGTATCCACTCAGGTTTGAAAGGTGCATCATCAGGAGACTGTGCTATATTCATATACTCTTGAAAGAAACCATTTAAGTTACCAACTGATTCAAATTCTTTTTTTATACCTAGTATTCTACTTTTTGGGAATCTTTCTGGCCATATACTCTTTTGATTTTCATCCCATATAGAATACCATAATGTTTTCCAAGTTTCTGATTCTCTTGCCCAATATAAAAAACAATCTTCAGATATAACTGTTCCTATCATACATATCTTACCTTCATCTGATAATGATGGTATTACAGCTTCTGTCATCCACTTTCTATTTTTAGCTCTTGATTCTGGAGTATATGCATTCAGTTCTGATTCAAAGTCATCTACTATAATCATGTTTGGTCTTGTATCACCTTCGATAAATCCTCTAACTCTTTGTCCTGTACCTACTGCAACTATCCTAGCTCCATTAGCTAAGACTACATCAGTATGCGTCCATCTAGGTGCAGTATTAGGACCTAAATCTCCAAATACCTTTCTTAAATTCTCACTATGAGTAAGATGATACTTTATTCTTGATAAAAAGTTTATTGACTGTGCTTGAGATTCTGATATAATTACAATGAATAAGTCTTCTGTACTTTTCTTAAATGCTATTCTCCAAAGAGGATATATAAGAGTGGTAACAGTGCTCTTTGCCGTTCCTCTAGGAGCAGCTATTAGCACTCTTTTTTCGTCGTCGTCAGCGAGTGAGGCATACACTTCATGATGGAACGGCGGGGTATGCTTTCGGAGGGCAGTTGGGAAGCAGTACCTTCCAAACAACGCCATGTTATTCCGCAGCTTTTGAAGAGCTCTTAACTCTTCGTGCTTAGCCTCATAATCCATTATCGCTTTTTCTGTTTCTTCTTTTTATTGCGAGCACTTATTGCAGCAGCTTTCTTTCTAGCATCTGCTTTTGAGGATGCACCCCATGCTCTTAACGAAAGTAGTAATCTTGTTGGTCTTCCTTTTGAATCTCTTTCTGGTCCTGGCATATTACCCATTCTAGCTAGAAAGCTAGCTCTTCTTGGGTTGTCTCCTGATTTAACAGGAGCACGTAGTGTACCACCTTTGTAAGATGCACGACCTTTTGCATTTAATCCACCTTTGGGATTCTTACCTTCTTTTCTTTGCCATGCTGGTGATTTAGCCATATGTGCCTCTCATTTTTTTTCTTACTGCTTTACCGTACTTAGCTTTTACTTTTCCTTTAGCAGTAGCTTTACGTTTCTTTCTATTTTCTGCAGCCTTCTGACTAGCAGTCAAACTTTGTCTAACAGATTTTGGTAAATATCTACCTCTTTTAGATTTAGGTTTCTTTTTATCTCCTTTAGAAACATATCCCCAATCTTGGTCTGTCCATCTTTTTAAAGACCTTTGTGATTTCTTTAATGGCATTATCTATACCCTCCA